TTACAGGTGCTATGACCCTTACCGCCAACACCTCCACAATCAACGTCACAGGTACAGGTGCATTTGCTGGTGGCAATATCACCACTTACAACACAATCAACCTCAATGGAACGGCACACACGGTTTCAGGGGCGTTCACGTGTTTAACCCTAAGACGGACAGGAACGGCAACGAAAACGGATACAGTCACGTTTACGAGTGGCACGACTGTAACCTGTACCAACTTCGCTATGATAGGGAATAGTGCTACAAATAGGTTATTAGCTCAGAGTTCTACATTAGGTACTGCGGCGACTATTACGGCGACTAATCAGGCGTTTAGTAACGTGGATTTTATGGACATTACGCTGACAAATGCGTATGACCACACGGCTAACTTACTGACTAATGCTGGATTTGAAACTGGCGACCCGCCGACTGGTTGGGATAAATCGGCAGAGGCTACAATATCCAGTTCCGCTACTCCATCACCGCCAGCAGGTTCTAAATGCGGTAAGTTGATTTCTGGCGCAGGGACTTGGCAACGGATGAGTCAAGCACAGTCTACTTTCATTAAACTTATCGGTATGAATCTTACTCTATCCACTCAAATTTATATTCCAAGCACAAATGTAAGAGACGACTCGTTTTTGCAATTATGGGATGGGGTTACAGAATCAAACACCGATTTAGCCAAGAATAATGCTTGGGCTACTTACACAAGAACATTAACTGTCGGGGCAACCGCTAACGTTGTACGTGTCGCATTGCACGTTACTAAAGGTACTCTTCAGGCTGACGAAGTAGGTTACATGGACTCCACATCCCTTACCATCACAGGCACAATAGGTGACTGTGGCGGGAATACTGGAATAGTGTTTACACCCTCAGCAACGCAGACGTCATCTAAAGCCTCAACTTGGTCAGATTCTACAATGTGGACTTCAAGAGTGCCACTTCCCCAAGATGATGTTTCCTGTTCTCATAATGTCACGGTGGATTGCCCTAGAATTGGAAAAAGTGTGACGTTTGCGGGGAGTCCGACTGTAACAATATCTAATGATTTCTCTGTATACGGTTCTTATACTTTAGCTTCTGGAATGACATATACAAATGGTGGCAAGATAATCTATTTCAGAGGCAGAAGTTCATACACTCTTACATCTGCTGGAAAACAATTAGAAAGCGTATACCTGTACGCTCCGACTGGAACGGTTACATTACAAGATAATCTGACGCTAGGTTATCGTTACCGCTTATCAATGGGTAACTTAAACCATAACAATAAAAACGTGACTCTTTATTCAGTCGAAGTTCCGAGTTATGCTGGAACATGGACACTAGGAACTGGAACTTTAACGCTTACTAATACTGACACGTATACCCCTTGGAGTATGGCTGGTGTAGGTGCGATAAGTTTGGTAAGTGCAGGTTCTACGATTATTCTTACCAATTCAGGAACAAATGCCCAGACCTTCGCAGGTGGTGGTCTAACCTACAACAACGTCACCGTACAAGGTGCTGGTGCTTATGCTCTGACGATTACGGGGGATAATACGTTTAAGACTCTCATCAATGACTCTAGTGTAGCTGTTAAAACTATTACAGGGACAGCAGGTTCAGTTCAAACTATTAGAAACTTGTTATGGTTTAGTTCACCTTCTAAGGTTGCAGTGTTTAATTCTACTGGTGCTGCTTGGACTGTAACAGGGAACTCTGGTTATTGCGAAGGCGATTATGTTTCTCTAACTAATGTGGTTGCTGGTTATCCTAATATGTATTTTGCTGGCAATCATTCAACGGATGGAACAGGCAACACAAATTGGATATTCTCTAATGTCACTAATAGAGGTGCTGGTAATTGGGTAGGGAGACACAGATGAGCTTTGAACAGTTAAAGAACATCATAGACTTTAATAAAGAACAAGCTAATCTTCATCCTCAAGACGAAGACTTAGAGAACAATCAATGCCCTTATGATTACTGGAATCTGGATATAAACTCTAAAGGAGAGAGGTCTTGTCCTATATGTGGGAGAATATGGCGATGAAAATGTGTGAAGACTGCCAGAGAATCAATCAAGACGATAACGAAAAGTGTGTAGAATGTGGTGGGGATAAATTCAAAGAGATTGTATTCATTGAAGAAGAGGAATAATTATGTTCGGTTGTTATACTAGTATAGCAGATGTCAAGGGAATTTTAGGGATAACTTCTACTACGGATGACACAGTAATTCGTAAAATTGTAGAAGCTAGTTCAAGGTCTATTGATAACTACTGTAATCGTACGTTCATAGTCAGTTCAGGTACGAAATATTTTGATGGTGCGGTTACTTTATGGACACCAGATTTACTATCTATTACGACTCTTAAAACAGACGAAGATGGTGACGGCACTTTTGAGAATACCTTAACAACCGATGACTATATTTTATACGGCATAGGATTAGAAGACAGATTAAACACCTATCCTAAAACAGAAATTGTTATTAATTATAGTCTAGGTGATTATGGCTCATTCGCTTCAGGTGTTCAAAAGGGTGTCCAGATAGCAGGAGTATGGGGATATGGTGACGGTATATCAGCGACACCTTATATATCAGACACCACCACAGCAGAAGCTTTGGATGCTTCGGAGACTGGAGTTGACGTAACAAGTGCTACTAATCTTTCAGCAGGACAACTTATCCTGGTAGAATCTGAACAGATGTATATTTACTCTATAAGTTCTACTACTCTTACGGTTGAACGTGGTGTAAATGGTACAACAGCGGCAACACACGACACAGCTAAGACTATTTACATCTACCAATATCCTTCAGACATAAGACAAGCCTGTATTGATTTAAGCGTAGCCCTTTATCAGAATAGAAGTAAGCAAGGATTGCAGAGTGAGTCCATCGGAGATTATCGGTACACGATAGCAGGGACTTCACTGGGTAAGAGTGTAACTGATTCTATTCTTGAGAGCATTCATAGCTATAAGAGGATGAGGTTTTAATGGGGATTAGTTCAGGGCTTTTAATTGAAACCTTTTACCCCCAGACCTTAACCGAGACATCGGATAATCAAGGTGGTGTAACTTCTGCATACGTTGATGGCACAGCTTTCAGGGGTAGGCTTTCAAGTATAGGCACTCAATCACAGGTTTATGAAACAATGACTAATGGTAAACTCACCGTGTACGCCTCTCACAAGTTATTTTGTGATTATAATTCCAGCCTAAGTGAAGCTACTAGGATTAGAAATTCAGACTCTACTAGATATTTTGAAGTTAAAGGAATAATCTCACCATCTAATATGAACCATCATCTAGAAATAACCCTACTGGAGATAGATTAATGCCACAAATAGGTGATACCGTATATGGGCGAGATATTGGAAAGACTAATAGTAGTTCAGCCCGTAAATATATTTGGATAGATTGCAAGGAATGTGGGAAGCAACGCTGGGTAACAATTGCAAAGAAAAACCCAGAATATTATAAATGTAAATCTTGCGCACGTAAAAAACAAAAGTATTTTAATATATCAAACATATTAGCCAACCCTAAATTAGGGGATGAATGTAGGGCGTCTGATTTAGGGAAACCTGGTAGCTCCTTATATGTTTGGGCTGAATGTATAATTTGCCATAAACAAAAGTGGTTTTATAAATATAAAGTTAATCCCGAAGTAAGATATTGTGATAAATGTAAATATGATATTACAAGGGGTGACAAAAGCCCTTCATGGAAAGGTGGTAGATGCTGCAATATAGGGGGCTATGTTTTAATTACATTATCACCAGATGATTATTTTATGCCTATGACAAGTTTACATAGGCGAGTTTTAGAACACCGTTTAGTAATGGCAAAACATTTAGGACGTTGCTTAGAATCGTGGGAAATAGTTCACCACAAGAACGGGGATAAGCAAGATAACAGAATTGAAAATCTTGAATTAACAACCTGCGGGCAACACACTCTTGACCATAACAAAGGCTATAAGGACGGCTATATGAAAGGTCTTTATGATGGACACGAGAAAAGAATAAAACAACTTGAATCAAGAGTTACACAACTTGAGGCTGAAAATATAATATTAAAAACTCAATTGGAGCAACCATGCTATCAGCCATAAATACGGGGTTTTACAATTTATTGAAGTTATGGCCAGAAGTATCCGCCCGAAACACGGTATACCAAGTAGGGGAAATAATCCGTCCCACAACCTACGCCGCCCACTCATACAAATGCACCACAGCAGGCACTTCTCACGCTGATACAGAGCCAACTTGGGGAACAACAAATGGCGGGACTACGGTAGATGGTACGGCAACATTCACCTGTTATGACCCTAAATGTTACCAAGTAAAAGCTCCACAAGGTTCAACAGTTCCTTATGTAGTTTTCGGTTTACTTACGGAAAGCCCTATCGGAACTTTTGCAGACTTTGAGAGTATAGAGAATCTTACTTATTATGTAAACTGTTTTTCAGATAAATCACCAGCAGACTTAGCAGAAATAGCAGATGAAGTTATGGACAGTTTAGACGATAAGACTTTAACAGTTACAGGATATACTTCAATGAAATGCGTAAGAGAATTCATAAGTTCACCTATTTGGGATATGGACACTA